ACCGTAGTTCATTGACTAACCTTTCAATGGTTTTGTTCAAGGCATCGATTTCATCCATTTTACGGATAGACCATGCTCTTTTTTGTCCATGCCAACCAAGAAAACTACCTTGATGACAATCTTTGCACAATGCTACGCAAGTGTACTGCAAACCCTGTTTTACGTGGTGTGCATCACTTGGTCCAGGTGCATCACATACAGAGCAGGGTAGCTCCTTGACCCTAGCCAAATGCAATCGCTCTTTGGCATTCAATTTGTTATTCATGTACTGAGCAATCTCCAAGCTTCTGCTGCACACAATGGGACTTGTCCGTTACCAATGGCTTTAAGTCTGTCCACCCTAGCGGCCACCCCATCAGCCACTCTACCCACGTTGGGTTCAGCTTGCCACCATTCCCTGCGCCCATCTGTCTGGCTTCTTCCACTGTCGTGTTTTTGTTCAGCAAATCCCATGATCCACTGCCTCCACACATCCCCTTGGTCCTCGGTGTTGGCCAATTCCCCCTCACTATTGCTGCCTTTCGACTGTTGCTCCCGCCGTTCAAGCCTTGCATGGTTGGTGTGGGCCAATGTACTTGCGTCCCTAAGTTTGGTGATTTCCTCTTGCCTTGGCTTGCTCCGCTGTCCTTCCAATCCCGAGCGTTTGGACGTGCCCACAATCCACATTCTGTCCCGCTGATGGTTGGCTCCAACGTCTGCAGCTCCCATAACAGTCCATTTACAGTCATACCCCATTTGGGCAAGATCTCCAACGACTCTTGTTCCTCCTCTAGTAGTGAGCATTGGGGAGTTTTCCACAAAGACGTATTTGGGTCGTACTTCGCCAACCACCCTCGCCATGTGTCGCCACATTCCTGATCGCTCTCCGTCAAGCCCATCTCCTTTTCCTGCTGCCGAGATATCCTGGCACGGGAATCCTCCAGATACAACGTCAACAAGTCCTCTCCATGCGAAACCGTCAAAGGTTTGTATGTCATCCCAAATCGGGAAAGGCGGGAGAAGTCCGTCATTTTGTCGGGCACACAGTACGCTAGCTGGGTATGGTTCCCACTCAACGGCACAGACTGTTCGCCATCCAAGGAGGTGTCCACCAAGTATTCCTCCACCAGCACCTGCGAAAAGAGCCAACTCATTCATTACGACCTTTCTGTTATCCAAGATTACGCATCTCAGAGCGTTTGGAGTATTCCTGCGTCTTCCAAACTTCTATCCTTGCTTGAGCAGCAGTCAGCATCCACTTCAGGTGTGCTTCCTCTTCAATGGCTTGTTTGTTTGCCAGGATAGCTTGCTTGTATTCCTCGCTTGCATAAGCATCAGTGTCTTTGCCACCAATAGTTGTTGATGTGCTTTTGTTGGCCTCTTGGGCTTTAACCACCTTTAAGTAGTTCTCTGTGTACGCTACATCACCTTTTGCTTTTGCATATTGCTCTGCATGTTCTTGGATGTAACGAATGGCTTTCTCTGGGTTAATTTCCATTGCTTTTCCTTGAATAACTCACATAAGCTGGAGTTGTTTTGTTTGTTGTGCCGCATTGATGTCTGTTGGCTTCCTGCAAAACAGGGAAAGCCCAGTTGCATTTTGTGCAAACCCAGTACGGTGGATTACCAGGAACATCTTTTCTTTGTTCAATCATTCTTGGCCTTTAAATTTCAATCCATGCAGAGCCATTGCTTCTTTAACAAACTGCAATCCCTTAACTCCTAAATTTGGAATCCTTCTCATCTCACGTTCTGTCCAATTGCAAAGGTCTTGCTTCATCAGGATTTGCTCAGAAACTAAGCATCGGTGATACCTGATTGGCAAATCAAGCTCTTTAATGTCAGAGTTAATTTGCTTGTGTTGCATCTCTTGATCCCTTTGCCACTCTCGCAAAATGCGATCACGGTGCTCCAGCATTTCTACTGCCAGCCGATAGGATGTCTGAGCCATAGCAAACGGGTTTGTGATTCCCATTTTTTCAATTTGCGCTTGCATTGCGTACAAGGCAAAGTGGTCAAGGATTTCTGTTTTAGTCATGCTTTGCTTTCAAATGTGTTGATTGATTAAGTTCTGTACACCAGTATCCAGATCACCATTACCCATTTCTATGAGTACTTGTTTTTGGATACTGTTTAGAGTTAATGCGACTAAGTTGGTGTACTTGGGCTCTTCTGTCTTTTTCTTGATACCTGCACCCTGACGTTTACCACCCCAGGTTCCTATTGGCCTACCTAGTCGCTTCTCTCTTAACTTACGGTTGTGTTCTCTTTGTTTGAGCACCAACCATTCAGGCTTCTCGTAGTGGTACGGGTCTTCCATCATGCTGGCTCCATAATGGCTCGGCACTTCTTTAGCCGGATCTCTTCAGAAACAATGTACAAAGCCTGTTCCATTTCCTTTACAGAACAGTCGTCTAGCTGGGCATCATGGACATCCATCACCACCCTGACAGCAGTCATCTCTGGTCCTGTAAAGGCAAATCTGCCCTTCTCAACACCACGTTTACCCATTGTGTAGATAGCATCTTGAGCAGCTTTGATCTCTATTGCCCAATCAGCACCCAAGTCATCCCGAATGCGGATTAAAGCTTCTGCCATGTTCACAGCATGGATCAGCACATCAACATGTTCCTTTGTTCCTTCACCTTTTATGATGGAATCCAAGGCTTCATGGTTTTTTAGCTTTAAGCCAACACCAGCAGTAGGTAGTGTTCCTACCTTTCTCATGCCAGCTAATACCCAGTTAACAGCATCTAGCCGTACTCCCTTGGGTTTATATTTGCTCTTTTTTCTCATGCTGTCACTTCTTTTGCCAAGATAGCTTGCAACACTTCCACCAATTGCTCTGTTTCAGAACGGGTCAATGGGGTGTAAATGCCGGATCGGTTTTCGCCCAACTTCAACCACGCTCCACCATCGTCCCACTCAGAGACATGCAAATAACTGCCACTCTCAGCACGAATAGTTTTCTCAATTCCAATTTGCTCTTGCATCATGACGTTCTCCTGTTGTGGAGCCTCAATTGTGATAGTCAATCAACTTGATTGATATAGGGACAAACCCTATAAGAGATGTTCTTGGACCATGATTTCCACCATCCCTACAGTTCCATACACCTTGGTGGCGTGAAGTGACACCACCTGACTATCATCCTCAAAGACAATCCCGTTCATACCGTCAAAAATTGCTTTGCAGAAGTTGTCGATGTCACTGCGTTTGATTGGACGCTCCTCACCTGATAAACAGGCTTTAAAGCGCTTTTTTGTGTAGGAGGCTGGGATGGGTAGGGTGATGTAAATACAGGCCACTATGGGGCCTTCTAAGGGCTTCTGTGAGCCCATTGCCGTCATGGCAGCGTCAGCAACCTTAATTTCATAGTCAACTGTGGTTTTTGGACTGTAAGTTGAGACAAACTTGCCTTTCCTGGCAAACCTTGGGCGACCCTTAGGCACTGGGGTTCCTTCAACTTGAAAGATAACCTGAAAGGTCATAAACAACTCCGTAAAGTCATCAGTGTCAACATAAATGCAATAAATGCCAGCACGATCCACAAAAGCTGGTCGTCCGCCGGGGTGGGTTCTTCGTCTTTGTTCATGCTTCCCTCGCTTTCAGCATTGCGTCTGCCACCTTGTAGGCCCGTGCAGCAGCCCAAGCAAAATCATTCTCATGTATGCCATCAGTCATGTCTGCCGCCATAGCTCTAGCTGCAAAGTAATCTCTCAGGGTCATGCCTGTGCTTTCGGCGTTGGCGTAGTTGTCGCTGGTGACGGGAAACGCTGGCCTTGTGTTTTTCTTGCTCATTTGATAATTCTCCGAAAAGCATTGCATCTAATGCATTTGTACATACCTTGGCCCTCTATGGGCTCCCACATGTGTTTGCAATCATTCATTCCAATGTTCCTTCTTTCATTTGGGTTAGATAAGACCTGATTCTTTCCTTTGCACCCATGCCATACATTTTTTCTGATCTTTCTAGCATTCCTCTGACAAACTCGTTGTCTTGTGTTGTTTGCCAGGATCTGAAAATTACTCTTGCTTCACCTTGTTCGATTTGAACTCGGTCACCCTGATTTGATTGTTTTTTTCTGTACTCGTACATCAGTGATT